AACACCAGCGCGGCTGGCCCGATCGTCGGACTCATCACGGCTGCGGCCTAAGGGAGGTGATCTGAATGCATGATCTGAAGAAAATCAAAAGTGAGGTGATGCTCGTTCCGGCGACCATCACGAGCGGGGCGACGGCAACGGCCAACCTCGACTGCAAAGGTCACGGTGACGTTGAGATTATGGTCAGCCTTGGCGCGCTGGCGGGTGCTGGCGTGGCTCCAGCCTCAATCAAAATCAGCGAGTCTGATGACACGGTTGTGACCAATTTCTCGGAGATCACCAGCCTGTCAACGGGTGCGGCTGCGGTCGGTGCCAGCGAGTCGGTGCGCTTTTTCGTCGATCGCAGCAACGGAACGCGCAAGCGGTATCTGCGCCTTGCCATTACGCCGGGAACGGCCTCGACGAACTCCAACATCCCGGTCAGCGCGATTGCGCGTCTTGATCGGTCAGCTGAAGCTCCGGCGTCCACGTCGGAGTATGGCTCAAACGTCGTCAAGGAGATCTAAACCATATGCGATTGAATCTTGGGGGAGGCAATCAAAAGATCCCAGGATTTCACAATGTCGATCGTCTGCACGGGCAGGAGGTGTTCCCCCTTCCTGCCTACGCGGACGGTTCTGTTGATGAGATCAGAGCAAGCCATATCCTTGAGCATTTCGGCCACCGTGAAGTGCCGGAGGTGCTGAAAGAATGGGTGCGGGTGCTAAAACCTGGCGGAGTGCTGCGGGTGGCTGTGCCCGACTTCGATTACATTGTTCAGCATCGCCACGACGAGTTGCCGCTAGAAAGCTATTTGATGGGCGGCCAGAGTGACAGCAACGACTTCCACAAGTCCATTTACACAGAGCGCAAACTCCGCGATTTGATGCGATATGTGGGCCTGACGGATGTGACACGCTGGCAGTCAGAGATTCAAGACTGCGCGTCGCTGCCAGTATCGCTCAACCTTCAGGGCATCAAGGCGGCGAACGTGCAGCAGGCCGAGGGGCGCATCGAGGTCAAGGCCAAGGTCGCGGCCATTACCTCGATTCCACGACTGGGGTGGAATGATCACTGGGGCGCAGTCTGGCAGGCACTTAGGACGCCAGAATTCAATATCCCGCTTTTCAAATTCGGTGGCGCATTCTGGGAACAGGGTATGCAGCGCGGCCTGACGGCGATGATGGAGAACGGCACCGAGTGGGCCTTGTGCCTCGATTACGACACGTTGTTCGATGCCAGCGACGTGAAGGAGATCCTTACCCTCGCGGCGATGTATCCCGAGGCTGATGCAATTGTGCCGGTGCAGGTACGGCGCAACAATGAGCAGTTCTTGTTCTCGATGAAAGACGAGTTCGGCAATCTCCGCCGGTCAGCTGACGTGACCGAGTTTGACCCAGACCTGACGCCAATCGAGACGGGCCATTTCGGCATGACGCTAATCAAGCTGGCGGCTCTGCGGGATATCGCAAAGCCGTGGCTCTGGTCGCAGCCTGACGAGAATGGCGAATGGAGCGATGAGCGGTGCGATGCGGACATCTACTTCTGGCGCAAGTTCAGGGCAGCTGGCAAGCGCGTCTATCAGGCCAATCATATCAAGATCGGCCATCTCCAGATCATCTCGAGCTGGACGACCAACGACTGGAAGATCAAGCACCAGTACTTGTCCGACTGGACAGAGAACGGGAAGCCAAAGGAGTGTCGCCGTGAAGATTGAGCTGATCAAGGCGTGGGGATACGCGGCACCGGGGGAGGTGATCGATCCTCCTCCAGGGGTGGCCGCTCTGCTGATTGAGCGCGGCATTGCCAAGGCAGTCGAGGAGAAACAGGCATTTTCAGACCGGTGGAACAAGCGCGAGAGCCGTCCACCACAACCCCGGCAGGAGGTAGCACGTGGCCGCAAGTGATTATGTGACGATGGATCAGGTTCGCGCTTATGTGTACCAATCCCAAGACGCGGATGAAGATCTGTTGATTCGCATAATGACACGGGCTGCGCGAATCTTTGACGCGGCCTGCTCCCTGCCTGAAGGGTATTTCACCCAAGGCAACGCAGGCCAGACGGCGTCGATCCGATATTTCTGGGGAGATGGGACAGATTATCTGAAGATCGATCCGCACCTCTCCACCCCTGCCCCGACCGTCACCATGCCGTCAGGATTCGCCGTTCTCAACTGGGTGGCGGTTAACCCATATGAGCGTGCGCGGCTCAATATGCCGGGGGAATTCTTTCTATCGCGTCGCTACGGTGACGACTACTCGACGCTTGGCGCACTGGCGGAACGGCGTGACTTTTTCTTTGCCGAGTTCAGCAACCAGGTTGACTATGTCGGCTGGCCAAATGGAATCCGCGTCGGTGTCACGGCGAAGTGGGGCTGGAACAGCACGCCAGAAGAGGTACAAGAGGCGGTGCTGGAGACGATCGCCAATATCTGGCGAAGCAAGGATCAGGGCTATGCACGGGCGGTGGCCATCGATGGCGTGGCGGTGATCAACTCGCCGCTCCCACCACGAGCGCAGATGATCGCCGATGGATACAAGGCAGGCCGGGGGATGTTCGCGTGAGATTCGCCGTAACAGTTGACGGGGTGCAGGTGACGACAAGGGCGTTTAGGACGCTCGATGAAAATCTGCGCGACTTCCGTCCCGTCTGGCCTGAAATTCATATGTATTTTCTGCGCGGGGCGGTCGAGCAGTTTGAGAGCCTCGGGGCGCGTGGTGGCCAGCGGTGGCAACCCCTGTCAGAACGATACGCCAAGTGGAAGGAAAAGAAGTACCCCGGCAAGCCAATCTTGGTGCGCACCGAGCGGCTCAAGCGATCACTGTCCCTGGGCGGATCGGAGCCGGATCAGGTGAAGGACTTTCAACCGCTGTCAGCCACGTTCGGGACGCGCGTACCCTATGCGCGATACCACCAGCGAGGCACAAAGCGGATGCCAGCGCGGCCGGTATTGCAGCCCACCCAGCGCGACGTGGACAGGATGGTGAGCCGTCTATTTCGCTTCGCCGAGCGCGGGGCGAGAGATGCAGGATTCCAGACGCGCTCACGTGCGCGATTCACACCGGGGGCTGAGTAATGGCATACACGACGACACGATACCAGGCACAGTTCGCGCTCCGGCTGATCGACAACATTCAGGCATATCTGGAGGCGTCGACGGCGACCGCACTGGCAGAGATTGACGCCACGTTGCGCAATTTCGTCCACTACGACACGCCCACGCCGATCACGCTGAATTTCCCGGCTTTGTTCGTTTCGATGAGTTTGGAGCAGATGGAGCAGAGCGACGATGACAGTCATATCAGGGCGCGTAATGAGTTTTTTATCGATATCGCGATTGACGGGCCTGACCCTAAGACGCTTCAGCGGCAGATCCTGAAATACACCCTCGCCGTTGATCGTGTGCTGCGGACGATGACCGTGGCGGACATCCTGGGCGGCAATACGACCAACGTCGTGAGCGAGCCGATCTGGGAAGTAACCGAGCATCAGTTCGGCGTGCTCCGCCAGGGTGACACAATTTTCCGAATGGACAGCCGTATAGTTCTGGTCGTCCAAACTTTTGAGAGGTGATGATATGAATCCCTATTTTGAGAAAGCCAAGACAATGACCCTCCCCCCGCTTCCGTGGACTGTGGAAGCCTTGGGTGAAGAGATGTATTGCAAGATCGCTGCCGAGCTTGGGTATTTCAATCCCAAGTCAGAGCGCAAAGATTACCGCCCGTCACTCGATCCGACTCCCTATCTGAGCCTGATCAAAACCAATAAGGAGAAGTAACAAATGGCTGGGACTGCGAAAAATTACAACGCAAATCAAATCGTCCTCGGGCCGTCGGATCTGTGGCTCAATGTCGCAGTCCCCTCGGCTGCATCACGTTTGACCCTCGACGCGGACGGCACACCCGACGCGACGGCCAACCCGAATGCTGTTCACCTCGGAATGACTGCCGGTGGCGTGACGTTTGAGTATGTGCCAGAGATTCAGGACTTCAGCTCAGACGAGCTGACGGCTCCGCACCTCTCGCGCATTATCTCCGAGCGAGCCACGCTCAAGGGCGAATTCCTTCAGGTGTTCAACTGGGCATTGCTGGAGAAAATGACGGTGGGTGGCACCAAGAATGTGAACACCAACACGTCCACCGGATATGAAGAGTTGACGATGGGTGGCTTGTCTACCATCTCAACTTTCTCAATCGCTCTGATCGGGCCAGACATCAGCGGCAGCAATCAATACTGGGTTGTCCAGCTGTATAAGACGTTCAACCGCGCGGGATTCAACTTCACCGTGACCC